GGGCTGCGCGTTCTTCGACCAGGCCGGCCAAGTCCGCTACCTGGCCAACCTCCTGCGGAGGACGGCGCGCTGATGTCAGCCCACACACGCCGCCTGATGGGGTCCCTGGGGCTGCTGCTGCAGATGGCGCCATCATCCGCGACGGCAGGCAGTATCGGACGCAGAACGGGGGTGCAGCATGACGACCAATGACGACCTGTTCATCTCCGAGCCGGAGACTTCCGAGAGCATCACCCGCAGGACCCACGGCCAGGTGCTACCCCGCCCCTGGACGCACCGGGGCACCGTCTACCAGGGCTGCGTTTTCCTTGGCCACGTCTGGCGGCTGCCTGACGGCCAGTGGACGACGTGGCGCGATGGGGCCAGGCACCAGACGGCCAAGGAGTCCGCAGAGGAACTGAGGCAGCAGCACCAGGACGCCCAGCGGGACGACGAGACAACCGAGGACATCTGCCGGGAGCTGCGGGCTGCCGGCCTGGACCCCGAGCGTATGCAGCGCCGGGTCCGCGAGCTGCGGGAGCGCGTCGCGGAAGAGAGGAGAGCGAGATGACTGACCACGAGATGAGAATCCGCCTCGCCGAGGCGATGGGGTGGACGGATATCCAGACTTCCCAAATATCCGGCCAGATGCACGGCGTCGACCCCGACGGCAACGCCGGCACGATTCCCAATCCCCTGGACAACGACCGTGACGCCGCCCGCCTGCGGGCGTGGTGTGTGGGGCAGGGGTGGGAGTTGGAGGTCCAGCACCGTCTGCGGACAGACCTGTGGGAGGCGCGTGTCATTGTCCATGACGTGGCCTCTCGGCAGATAGCCGCGTCCACCATCGACTGCACATGGAACAACCCCCTCCGCCGCGAGCGTCTGGCCCTCTGCCGGGCGGTGCTACGGGCGCTCGACGCCGTCGAGGCGGGAGGTGAGCCATGAGCCTGCGCCCGTCCCTCGAGGCCGATTACATCCGCCAGGCCCTCTCCGACCTGGAGCGCGCGCACACGACCATGCTCTACCTGGAGGGCGTCGGGGCCTGCGACTACAGCGCCGACCTGCAGGCGGTCCGGGCCGCCCTGCGGGGCCTGCGAGACCACGTCCAGGAGCTGGGCAGCCCGGCGCCTGGGACCATCATCTGCCGGAGGGATGCGAGATGAGCCCAACCGAGCGCATCATCCTGAGCCACAAGGCCTGGCGCAAGGCCGCCTCGATGCTCAGGCAGCGCTGCCTGCGTCTCCAGCACCGACTCGATACCCAGGACCAGACCCCCGGACGCATCCTCGCCGATGAGGTGGAGCGGCTGCAGGAGGTGGAGAGGCGACGGTCGGCCAGGAAGCACCGAGACCGAGACACCATCGCCCGCCTGCAGACCGCCCTCGACTCCGCCAACGAGCGCTGCAATCGCATCCAGGCCGACGGCAACGCTCTGGCCGAGCAGTTGCACGCCTGGCGCCAGGCCTGCCAGGACCACGGCATCCAGCCCACCCCGGAGGCGCTGCGGGCAGTCCTCCGGCGGGTGGACGCGGCATGTGTTGCGGAGGCGGACCTGTGAGCATCACCGCCGCCGACATCACCATCCCCACGACCCTGGACCTCAACGCCGCGCCCCAGTGCTTGCCGAGCCTGGAGGAGACACGCAAGCACCGGGCCCAGCAGGCACGACACCAGACCGCCGCCTGTCCGCACTGCGGGGAGTGGGCCATCGTCGAGACTGTCACGGTCAACCGGCCCGGCCTGCCCGGCGTGGTGCAGACCATCTCGCGATGCCAGCGTCAGCCCCGGTGGAGGGGCGAGCGCTGCCCGGTGACCATCCTGAGCGAGGAGTGGGCGGAGGACCAGCCAGAGGTCCCAGAGACAGAGGAGGAGAGCATGCCAGAGACCAGACCCTGCGTCGATTGCGGCGCACCCATCCAGGCGACGCACGGGAGACTCCGCTGCCCGGAATGCAAGCGCGAGAGCGAGAGGGCCGCGGCCAAACCTGCCCAGCGACCAGCGAGGCCCAAGCCCGCCGCGCCCCTGCCGGACGCCCCTGTCCCCGCTGCCCTGCGCGTCTCCGTCCTTGAGCTGGCTCAGCGCGCCGTCGAGGGGGCCAGCATCCGCGCAACCATGCGCGCCATCCTCGCCCTGAGCCCCGAGCGCCAGGACCTGCTCCGCAGGCTGCTCGATGACGTGGAGGCGGCATGAGCAAGACCCCACCCATGCCCAGGCTCCAGGTCTCCGTCCTCCTGCGGGACGAGCACGGCAAGAGCTACCACGTCCCGGGCAGGACCTGTCGAGGGCTGGCCATCCACCAGCCGCACAGCCTCATCCGCGGCACAGCCTACCCGGTGCCGCAACCGCGCAACGACCAGCGCTGGACCATCACGCACCAGGAGAGCGGCCTCGCGATCGGCTGCGTTCGGGGCGGGATCCGCGCCGCCTGGGCCGCCCTGTGTCGGCTCGCCAACGCCGCCGACTGGACCAGGCCACAGAGCGAGGTCTGTCGAGACCCGGAGTGCCGGCGGCTGTGGCGGCTCATTCCGGTCGTGGGGCCCCCGCGAGCGGAGGAGGTGTTGCCATGACCTACTCCCCCGGCCCCAACCGCCTGACCCCCGAGGCCCGCCGCGTCCTCGTGGCCATCCACGACCTGAGCGAGGAGCGGGGCGTGCCGCCCACCCTGCGCGAGATTGCCCAGGCCACCGGCATGCGAGCCTGGTCCACCGTCTCGCACCACGTCACCACCCTCCAGCGCCTGGGCCTGGTCCGCTCCTACCCCGGCCAGCCGCGAGGGACCTACCTCACCGACGCTGGACGCGCCGAGGTCACAGGGGCGCCGACCATCGACGACGCCGCGAGGCACTTGCGCGCGGCGAGGGCCATCCTCCACGGCCTCGACGCCGAGCGCATCGACACGCCGCTTGCCTGGGCCACTGTGGCCCTGGAGGACATACTCACACACCTGGAGGTCCCCGCCTGATGCAGTCCACCGCCCCCGAGTGTCCCGCCTGTGGCGCTCCTCTCTGCCTGGTGACCAGCCTCACGCCGATCGGCCCGGTCCGGGAGTGGCTCTGCACCGACAGCACCTGCCCGACCATCATCCCCGAGGCCGCCCTCCAGGGAGAGCGGGGAGACCTGCTCGGGGCACCCGTCGAGGACCTGATGCGCGCGCCCGTCACGCCACAGGGCACCTCCTCCGCTCGCGGGCGGGCCAGGAGGCAGCCCAAGCCGGGAGACCGGGAGGCGATGCAGGCGCGCCGGGAACGCCGCTACCTCGACCAGGAGCCCGCGGGGGGGCGGGACCGGGAGCCCGTCGAGAAGCGCAGGGGCTATTGCCTGCGCCTGTCCAGCGACATCGACACCTGGCTGGCGCAGGCCTCGGAGCGCTCGGGGATGCCGCGACAGGGCATCATCGAGGCGCTCCTCTGGGCCGCGATGGAGGCGCCATGGTGCACTGTCTGCGACCTGCCAGGCCTGCCCGGCGGGGGCTGCATCGGAGGATGCCGGCCGAGTCCTGATTGACGATTTTTCACGGCCTGTGCTATCATGTGCATGACAGGTCCTTCTGAGGCGTCGCGGGGTGTTCAGCCGCGGCGCCTCCTGTTTTCTTGACCACGATTCAAGAACGTGATATCATCTGGGTGTCTCCGTCTGTACAGGCGGCGGCAAGCCGGCCCCGCAGGCACCCCAGACCCTGCGGGCTTCGCATTTAAACCGGGCAGGTGATGGAGGTGGCGAAGCGGCGCAAGACCGGACGGCTGTCGGCCAAGTACCGGCGGTTTGTCCTGGAATACCTCCAGGACTGCAACCCGACTGCTGCCGCCCGGCGCGCCGGCTACTCGCCACGCACCGCCAAGAACACCGGCTATCGCTTAATGCAACGGCCGGAGGTCCAGGAGGCGATCGCCGAGGCGCAGGAGGCCCTGGAGCGGGAGCTCATCGACTCGGCCGAGGATGCCGCCCGCGACCTGAAGCGGTGGTGCCGGGCCGCCGCTGCTGACGGTGATTGGCGCGGCCTGGGCAAGCTGCAGGAGCTGCGGATGAAGCATCTGAGGATGCTGGCCGAGCGCATCGAGCACACTGGCCCCGGCGGCGGCCCGATCCGCATGGCCCACGACACCGCCCGCCAAATCGTTGAGGATTCCGGTGCAGCAGACCTCGCCCATACCCTATTCGAGCGCGTGGCTCAGCACGCCGGCCAGCTTGGCCTGGATGCTGTCCGGCCAGAAGTGGTGCCCGGCGCGGCACCTGCTCCACCTCAACCGCCGGCTGACTGACCTGGCCACCGGCCGCATCCGCCGCCTGCTGGTCTCGATGCCACCCCGGCATGGCAAGAGCGAACTCATCTCCCACTGGCTGCCGGTCTGGTACCTGAACACCTGGCCCGAGCGGCGCATCATCCTGGCCACCTACGGAGCGGACTTCGCCGCCGACTGGGGGCGCCGGGTGCGCAACACGGTCCAGGAGCACGCCGACACCCTCCAGGTGCGCATTGCCCAGGACTCCGCCGCCGCCAACCGCTGGCACACGACGGCCGGCGGGGGGATGGTGGCGGCCGGTGCGGGCGGACCGCTGACCGGGCGAGGGGCCGACCTGATGGTCATCGACGACCCCATCAAGACCGCCGAGGACGCCTACTCCGCGACCTGGCGCGAGCGGGTCTGGGACTGGTGGACCACGACGGCCCGCACCCGACTGGAGCCCGGCGCCTCGGTCGTGGTGCTCATGACCCGCTGGCACGACGACGACCTGGCCGGGCGCATCCTGCGCAACGCCCAGGAGTCTGGCGACGGCTGGGAGGTCCTGAACCTGCCCGCCCTGGCCGAGGAGGGAGACCCCTTGGGCCGGGAGCCCGGCGAGGCCCTCTGGCCCGAGCGCTACGACGTGGAGGCCCTGCAGACCACCCGGCGCGAGGTGGGAGAACGAACCTGGTCGGCGCTCTATCAGCAGCGCCCGACCGTGGACGAGGGCGGATATTTCCAACGCGGCTGGTGGCGCTACTACACGCGGCCCCCTGTGCGATTCGAAGAGGTCCTGCAGTCCTGGGACATGGCCTTCAAAGGCACGACCTCGAGCGACTACGTGGTGGGCCAGGTCTGGGGCCGGAGGGGCGCGGATCGCTATCTGCTCGACCAGGTGCGCGGGCGCTGGGACTTCCCTCGCACCCTGGACGCGGTGCGGGAACTGTCCTTCCGCTGGCCCGACGCCCGCGTCAAGTTGATCGAGGACAAGGCCAACGGCAGCGCGGTCATCGACACCCTGCGCCGGGAGCTCCAGGGCCTGGTGCCTGTGGAGCCGCAGGGCGGGAAGGTGGCCAGGGCGGCCGCCGTCTCGCATCAGGTGGAGGGTGGCAACGTCTGGCTGCCGGCCAGGAGCATCGCCCCCGATGGGACGCCGGTCCTGGACCCCTGGGTCCGTGACCTGGTCGAGGAGGCCGCCGCTTTCCCGACCGGCGTGAACGACGACCAGGTGGACGCCATGACGCAGGCGCTGATTCGGATGGCGCAGGCAACCAACTTTGTTCCCCGCCTGGTGCCCGGCACGAACTGGCGCCGGCAACTTGGAGTTTGAGGAGGTCAGATGAGCGTGATTCTCGGCGCGGACGGGCGCCCCATGCAGCGCTCCCGCATCCAGCCGGGAGTCCGGTCCGGGCGCAACATCCTCGACGTGCACCAGTTGATGGGCTGGCTGCAGAGGCCCGACAACATCGGCCTCGAGACCTATGAGCGGATGGTCCAGACCGACGAGACGATCGCGGCCGGCCTGGAGTTCGTGACCCTGGCAGCCGTCAGCCGCCTGGGCGAATACGTCAACGAGGACCGCCCGGACATCCAGGAGTTCATCCGCGAAAACTTCGAGACGATGCAGGGCAGCCTGTCCGAGGCCGTGGGCAACATGCTGGCCGCCCTGTGGGCCGGCTTCACAGTGACCGAGATTGTCCTGCGTGAGGGGGGCGGCTGGTTCTGGTTGGAGGCTCTGGAGACTCTGGAGCCGAGCAGCGTCCGCCTGCACGTGGTGGATGACGGGGGACCACGGCATGGCCAGGTCGACAAGGTCTATCAGTGGTGGGGCACGGCCTGGCAGGTCGAGATACCCGGTGAGAAGGTCATCCACTTCTGCAATCGGCGTCTGGGAGTGCGGGCCGGCAACCCCTACGGGACCAGCCGCCTGAAGAGCGTCTACAAGTGGTGG